TTTATTGTAAATGCTGGTGCCTTTGTGATTATGAGCCGCATCGACTCGAATAGTCGAGGATGGGAAGACAAGCTGAAACTTTGCTTGCCAATCAACCATTGGTATTTGTTTGACGTTTATAGCTTTTAAATAGGTCGAAAATTCACTGTGCATGGTATCGTGGTTGCCATGCAGCCAACAGAGCCAAGGAATATTCGCTTCTTTAAGGAACCATCGAGCAAGCTGTCGTTCAGTCTTGCGGCTGATGTCTTCTTCCGCATATAGAGCTGTTAAACGACCGCCCCAGTTATTGGTGGTATCGCCAATGTTTACACAGCCCATACCGCCAGTCGTGGACATTATTTCAACGTCTCTTTCGAGTAACGCCCAATTCGTATGAGTTCCTAAGTGCGGATCACCAACCACGCACAGCCCGAATGGATCATCTGACTTGATCTTAATTTTAAACCAGCGTTTTGCTTGCTCATGTTCGTGTTTTTTCTCCCACCGTTTTTTAAGGTGGGCAATAATTTCTTCTGTGCTGATATTCTCGTCAGGAAATTCGGGGAGGCTAACGTCATCAGTTTGAGTTTTAGGTTGTTCGCCTAGTATATCTCTTGCCCGTTGATAGCGCGACTCGAATGTCGAGCGTTTTAAGTCCGTGTGCCTTGAAGCTTCCGAAACGCTTCCGTGTTGTTCAACTAAATTTAAAACGTCTTGTAGTTCTTCTTCGGTCAGACTTTTTGCAGCCATTTAACCCCGCAATCTCGCTGCCAACCTATTTGCTCGATTTGGAACCTGCGTAGCAAATTTGCTGTCCAGTAACTCCTCGGCAGCAGTCGAATAGTCGTCAGCAGATAATGCAGACAACATCCGATTAAATCCTGATAGAGCCGGGTAGCCCAACTGAAAACACAATTCGGTTATCACACGCTTAACTCGATCTGGCTGGCGATCAAACCAGTACCAATTTTCGCACTCTTTAATCGTGCGTTTAATATCGTTGTGCAGAAGATATTCGGCTTCGTCTTCGCTTATGCCAAGGCCGCCATCTTTGTCGATGTTTCTGCCATAGCCGATTGTGTGCTTGCCCTCTGTGCAAGTGTAACAATGCTCAGAAAAACCTTCTTCAATTTTTAGGGAAGCTGCGATTTCGTCAATTAAGTCAGTCATTTTTTACCCATGAATTTTGTAACACCCCGGAACCCGAAGCTGGCTGCTACGATGACGCCAAGCGTGTACTGATACCACTCAGGCATGGTCGCCAATATTTCAAATCCTCGGACGGCGTACTTTTCTAATCCGGGGATAAAGCACATACAAAGAGGTATGCAAAAAATAATGCAAAGTAGCTCATCTTTAAAACTACCCTGAGATGCTCGCGCTTGTTCAATATCCCAGTTAATGTCACCTTCTGCTTTAGCAATAGCGACTTTGGTTTTACCCTTGGCCTCTGCTGTTTTGCGTTCCAGATAACTGCCGCCCAGAGAGCTGACCGCGCTGATAAGTGGCCCTATGAACGGAATCATTTGCTTACCTTATTCATCAGTGCTTCTTCTAATTTTGGAAGCAAACGGATGCCGCAGTAGCCAATAAGAAAGGCCAGACCGACAGCAACCTCTGCGCTAAATTTCCAATAGCTCATCGCCGCCGGGATTAAGAACTCTGCCGCAATCCAGCCAACGACAATACTTAGTCCAATATCTTTAACGGCACCCCAGCCCCAGTTGCGCTTCGTCAACACGTTAGCTGCACCGCCGCAAGTGCTGGCAAAAATACAGCAGAACTTTCCTCCGAAAGTTGCTAACGCCCACTCCATCAGATGATCTTTTCTTTTAGGAGTATTGCACCGCCAGCCGCTGCGGCACCGATAAACATAGGCCACCCGGTGTTGGTTACAATGGCAATAATTACAAAGCCAAGGGCTACACCTGCCCATGAGCTTGGCTCTTTAATTCGCTCAATCATCCAATCCATTATCTTTCTCCTTTACATAAAAGTTTTAAAAAATGCGGTTAATATTCCTGCCACCAAAGTTGATACTACAAGCCAAGCCAATTTCTCCCATCTGGCTGAATGTGCCTTAACTTGATGGCTTAATGCCTTCAGTTCGTAGGTGCATTCGCGCCACCGTTCGCTGCATTCTTTTTCATGTTTTGCAATGGCATCGAGTGCTGCATTTGCCAGTTGAGTGGGAGATTTACGAACAGCCATTTTATATCAATTCCTTTTTTTTTTGATTTCTACCGGGCCAAATCGTCGTCCCATATCCAGAATGCAAAAAACTTTTTCCTCTGGTTGTGCGATAATCGTCCAAGTTCCCTCTCGTGAAACGTAAATCGTTATTACGGCACCCCGGCTGCTCATGCCTTTTGCAAGAGGTTGTTCGTCGTGTTGTTCAAGCAAAATCGGAGCCGGGTCATCAGGGGTACAACCAATAGTCGCGTTGGCATTTGACATAAAAAAACCGCCCATCAGGACGGCGGTAAAAAAATAAAAAGTTTTTATCACAGCGTCATTTAATCTCCTTCTAAGGCTGTAATTCGCGCCTCAAGTTCTTGAATAGTTTTCACCAAAGCAGGTATAAGTTTTGATTGATCGAGTTGTTGCGCTTCGATGGACCCATCTTCTTTTATAGCGTCTTTTTCACCTGTTACCGCAAAATCAAAACCTGCCTCTGCAACCTCATGGGCTAGGAATCCATCGTTTTCAATATCGGGTGTTGTTTTCCAAGAATATGTTATGGGTTTAAGTGCCTTGATTTTTTCAGTGGCGTTTGCAATTTGACCACCAACATTTTTTAGTCTGTAATCCGAACTGGTGTTGTATGCGGTAGAGCCGCCAGTAGCATGAGTGATCGTTCCTTGTTCCGACCAACTTGACCCATGCCCGAAGCGCAGAAAATACGCTGTGCCAGAAGTTTGTTGGTTCCAAATAAGAACCATGTCATTTGAATCGTGTCGAAAATGTGCACGACCTTGGCATAAAAATTGGCCATCAAAATAGCCAGCGGTGGTGTCCGTGGCAACCATAAATCTTCCCGATGAATCTATCCTGCACCTTTCCGCATTAGCTGAATAAAAATGTATTTCATCAGCAGTTTCAAAATCAATCTTGGTTTGGTCATCCTCCCCAATCTTAATGTCTGTCGCCAACAAACTTGTAATAGTTGTTTGGGCTGCCGCGATTTCCAAATCAATCGTGTTGTCTCCATCCTGATATGTCGCAGACAAACCAGTTTCAGTATTACTTGAAAACATCGCGCCAGCCGTATCCGAGATATATTCAGCTAGCGACGTGCCATCAACAGTGATGGCGTCGGCTTCCAAGGTGCCGTCAATATCTGCATTGCCAGAAATATCAAGTGTTGTAGCATCAAGCTCCCCGGCAACAGTTACCACTCCGTCTGCCAAAGTAATCAGGTCTGTATCATCCGTGTGACCTATGGTTGTTCCATTAATAAGAACGTCATCAATATCTAATGAGCCACCAGATATAAGTCCTGTCGTTGTAATATTTGACGAACCATTATCGATTGCTCCAAAACCACTGGTTATTGAACCGCTATTCAACGCACCTGTAGTAACTATGTTTCCACCACCAACATTGTGAGATGAAAAGTATGTTGAAACGGTATCAACATTTGTCATCCGCATAGTGCCAGCGTCGTTAATCAGAATACCATCACCGCTTGCTACAGCCGTTGTGCCTCGTGAAGTTCCACCATCAATTAGATTTATTTCAGCAGCGGTTGCCGTAACGCCATCAAGAATATTTAATTCATCAGCGGTGCTGGTCACACCATCTAAAATATTTAACTCAGCCCCGGTAGCTGTTACCGCTGTTCCACCATAGTTTAAATTTCCAGCCGCAATGTTAACTTCGCCAGCTCCTTTGGGTGTCAGGTCAATATCAATATTTGTATCGTCACCTGTAGCCGACAAAGTGATGGCATTTCCTGCGGCAGCATTGGTCACAGACAATTCATTGACCGCTGATGAAGTCGTTTCCAGTTTGATTAATTCATTTCCATTCGCATCAGCAATAAAACCACCGTCCGCAAATTTGGGTGCGGTCAAAGTCTTATTGGTTAATGTCGCCGTACCACTATCCACGTAGG